CCATTCTTGGTTCTTCCTGCTCTGCCTTTCCTTTGTTTTTCCAATAAAGGATCAACCCAGACAAATGAAGGTATTGCAGAATCAGGAAGGCTTGCCATTGTGACATTGCTGGTTATGACCCAGTCAACATCTGGAATGGTTAAGCCCACATCAGCAACAGAAGTTGCAATAAAGAATTGTGCAGTAGGATCAACGTGTCTTGATTTTGAAGTCAAAACACATGTCCTACCTTCCATTCTTGTTGCCAATTCTGCACACTGTTTAACAGTAGGGCAGAAAATAAGAAACTTTGAAATCCTCTGTTTCTTCACAATTCCCAAAATCCTTGACCTATAGTTTGCCCAATAGAAATGAACATCAGATTCAGCTGTGGCCTGCACAACTTGAAATGCTACATTTATAATTGACCAAACTGATGCAATAGTCAAAGGAATTTCGATATTAACAATTTCTCTAATATATGGAGAAGGAGTTGCAGTCAAGAATATTGAATGTGCTCTTGTTGAAGTCAACATTTTTGAAACACCTATAGTCAAGGGTTCATTAACATGTGCTTCATCAACAAGGAATAAAGAATGTTCAGTCAACCAGTTCTCATGCAAGAAAACTTCTGCTGCTGTAGTTATAATAAGCTTGGCATCAGAAGGGGCCTGAACACCAGCTGTCACAGCAAAGGCAGGCAAACCATAGTTTGATCTTAAATAAGCTGTGAGGGATTCAACTAGAATCCTTCTAGGTAAAATAAGAACAACTCTAGGGTATAAGTAACCAAAATTTCTATACACATAAGAAACAAAAGTTGTTGATTTCCCAGTCCCTGTCGGAGCTACAACCAACACATATGGGTTTGAATCCATCGTGGTTAGTGCAGACGAAACTTCCTTCATGTTAGCAGGAATTGTCGACCAGAAAATCTTAAGAGCATAGCCCCAAAGATATTCGACAACTGCAGAAGCAGTTGGAACCCTGAAATACATTGCTTTATCAGCAAAAGGTAATCCAGGTACATAAGAAAGTAAAACAACCAGAAGAATCTGGAAAACTGGAAAATCATACCTTCTAATGTAAGTAGAAACATAACCAGTTGCCATAAAATTAAGCAACGAGATCTGCTTATCAAGGTATGATGTCAGTTTAGCCACATTTGGTTTCCAATCCTCCCCTTTAAAGAGGATAAAGAGCCAGTGGCGTGTTAAAATTTCAGACGTATGCAAGTTGGAATCCCCAACAAGCAAAGTTGGCACGTCAGCCAAGAAATCATAACAAGTGCGTTTAAGCAATTGAGTTACAAAAGCAGGTGTATTAGCACCGTTACTTCTTTTAATAAGCTCAATTGGCCACAGTAAGAATTTACCAAAGACACTAACAAGATAATTTGTATAACCCATATTATAAATAGCAGGGTTTGCAATATCAGGTAGCACAGACAGAACGTGAACTAGAGTATCTAACCCTAAACTAGATGTGTAAGTTAATACATCACCTTTCACATCTGCTGTTTCCGGATCATCAGTATCTTCTTCTTTATAAACGCTTTTCTCATTATACCATTTTTGTAAAACTTGCTCATAAGTTGGTATGGTGTGGTAAATTTTCATTTCTGAACCATCCTTCTGTTTGAGCAAAGCTTTAACATCAATAAGCAATTTATCATAAATGTCTTTGTGGTGAGCACACAAATCCATGTATGAAATAAGGCGCTTGGCCCTATAATGCTTATCTCCTGAAGCTCTTCTTGCAGGAGCACAAGCCTTGCCTATCAGACGACTAGGGTCATGATAAACAATTAAAGAAGGAGGGTGTACACCAGCCTGTTTCAGTTCCAGCTGATCAGAAGTTGTAGGACGCCTCCAAAATTTTGACAAGAAAGACATTTTCATCAAGTCATGGCTTTCTTCCTCATCCCTCATCGTAACATTAAAATTTCTCAATGCAGCAATTATGTTCTTTGGGTGCCAAGCTGCTGGAGCTGTTGCCCTATAAGACATAATATGATCATCTGCATATAAAGAGACTTTGACAAAATATCGAAATTCATGTGCAGACAATCCAGTCAAATGTTTCCATGCTAGCAAATAAAAAGCTAAAACAGCAACTGAATTGTCCATACTAGTTGATGAATGACCAGTTGATAATCCAACTTTCTTATCATAAAGATTGCCAGTTGATGTTGTTAAAAGGGGCATCTTCAAGAGTGCTTCATAATTTGAGTCAATTAAGAAACAAATTTTAGCATAATCTCGATGATATTCAAAACCCTTTTTCCTAACTTTCTTTATGATCCTGACCATTGGCTCAGTTACTGTTGAATCAAAAGCAGTGAAATCACCAGCAAAATGCTTATCAAAAGCAAGATGCTCAGTAACCAACTGGCTTAGGTTGGCACCATTCAATGGCATTCCAACTTTAATCGAAGTGGACCAGTATCTAAAGTTGTGATTTGGAAAATAATTCCATACTGTCGACATGATATAATGCACAATTGGGGACCCAATAACTGTCCTCAATTTATCAGCCAAGAATTTCTTCTCTGGCAGTGCTTCACCTTTAACAGAAACAGGAGCAACAGGAACAAGGCCTGGAGCATGCTTTAATGTTTCAACCCATAACTTTAAAAGGTTTTCAAAACCTCCCAAAGCTTTAATGAAATCATTTCTAGACATTTTCCTCCATTTCTTAGATCTAGTTTTCCTCCAAAAAGGACCAAGCCCATATTTCTTATTCCAATGACGCAAGATTTCTCTATATGAGGTTAATCTAGAATTCTCGAAAATAGAATGAACAAGCAACCAAATTTCATCTAAGGGAAGGTCAAAATCTTTTCGCACAGGTTCTTCAAAATATCTGGCCAAAGAAGCCAGTTCATTTTCAACTGTAGCATAAGATTCAGACCTAATCCAAGCAGGTCCAAGTGCTGAAAGAGCCTCAGTATCTGTCTTGATTTCATACTCAATCCTATGAATTCCTTGTTTAATAGAAGGAACTGTCCCTAAATAGGCATGTTTGTATTGGTCCCAATTCATTGTTTTTGTTTCTGGCCCTGAGACGACAGGGTCGGAATCAGGCCAACCAAGTTCATGAAGGATCCTTTGACTTTCATTAATTGCTTCAATGTCAAATTTCTCAGGAAGAGTCCTGATAAAATTAGGTAAAGAAACAGAATCAACAAAAGTCTGAAGCCGAGCAACACCAGCATTCCAGATTTGAGCAAATTTTTCTTCTTTAGTATCAAAACCTCGGACAGGGCCTGCATGACCATCTACATTTAATGTAATCTGTAAGAGAATTTTATTAAGTCTTAAATAAATAAATAAGAACAAAAGCCTAATCAAGTAACGAAACTGTTTAAAATTTGTAAACAGTGAAGTAATTCCAAATAACATAAATGTCAAAACATCCCAAGCAAGGTCCAACCAAAATTGAACAGTTGCAGGGGACCCAAAAATGGCAACCATAAAACAACACAATAACATCAAGCTAATGTATTTAAGCCTTAAAACAGCAGCCTTAATCAGCCTGAAGAAAAAGGTATTCAAGATCACAAATAATGTAAAAATTGATAAAGCAAAGGAAGAAAGGCCTTGTCTAGGCACAGGACAGTATAAAAGTACGAATTGTGCTGCTAATATTAAAGGAATTTCTTCTTCTTTTGGATCTTTCAATAAATCAGCCTTATTCAACCCCCTTTTCCTGATAAAGACAATAGGCGGATCAGAATATTTATAAGATTCACTTATTTTAAGAGCAAAAGCAGAATTGTATTTCTTCATAATGCCAATTGTATCAGGCCTAACCCTTACAGTTTCTTCGAAGAAAATTGTTAAGATTCTCCCGAAAAGCAAATGACTGTAAACAGAAAGAAAAGAAACAAATGTACAACATGCCACAATGACAGTCCAACCAAATGTTATCAATGGTATAACCCCAAAGGTCCAAATTAGAACCCCTGATAAAATAAGGGGAACAAGGTTGAACAATAACAATGTGAGAAAGATGAATGGTATAATAAGTAAGGAAGTGGATAAAAGCATTTTTGTCCTCAACCAAACTGCTGGCTGATTCATAAACAACCAACAATCAATAAGAAAAGTAGAAATAGGGTAATCTTCAATAATAAGATCAGACCCTGGCATACTGTCAACAGGCTTAATAGCTGGTGATAAATGTGAAACAACTAATGTTATTGATGCCCATGCTACAAAGAGTAGTTCAAACATTGTACTTAACCATAAGGTTTTCGTCCCAGGTCTCGTCAGAGTACTTTAAGGGAATGAGCCATATTAAGTAGTGCAATTTCAAAGCCTGATAGCGGTTCTAAAGTAAATGTAAACTAAAGAAACCCTAACAAAACCCAGTGAAAGCCCTAGGTGACACTCCTGATTAGAAGAATTAATTCTTAACATAATTAGGGGCACATCCACCTGGCTCAAACAACCTGCCGTTATACGGCCATCGATTGCAAGCGCAGTC